GACTGTTGGTGACGAATCAAACCACACCGTAGTGCGAAGAATTCCCGAGCGCGAGATCCCTCTACATATATATAAATTCCCAGCGACCGATAACTAAATGATAAAGAAGGACTAGAAACCCATCCCGGACCTGCCAACAAGAGATGACCCGTTCTCAAACTAAACCGGCGAGCCGGAAACTGTCCCGGACGTTCCCGTCGAGGAGACAGTCAGCCCCGCTTTCCAGAGACTACGACAGGGAGTGAAGGAGGCTCTTGCCCGAGGCACGGCTCCAATCAAAAACATAACAACCTCTCTGATAGACACCTCACTTCGCCCGATAGACAGAGAGAACATTTAGAGGCAGCAATAACAGACGAACATCAGGATCACCGCTGCCGTCGAGAAAGACGAACACATAAGAATCATGCTAGAAAAATCTAGGATCTGCGCTCAATTCACTAGAGACTAACAAGGAAGTATCAGAGCCTATCCTCTCAATCCGAATGGTCTTGATGATATGAAAGCTGACCAGCTCTACACGGTCCTCACCGGCTTAGGGTTTACCTCACCGCTGCTAGTGCTATGCCGTAACGAAGCTCCCAAATCCTTCTTCCCCAAGCGTTTAGACGGCTGTATGACATTTTTCTAAAAATATATGATTAGTCGAGTCCCGAATCTTAACTGGAATACCTTCGAGGTGGTACGATACGCAAAAGATTTCGTAGATGCTGTACTCGCAGTAATAGCAGCAGACCAATCCAGAGGTGACAAGCAACAGTTCTGGCAGTGTTAGGCGCGAGCTAAATATTGCTACACGGCTACTACGGCGGAGAGAGAAGTCATGCTGAAAGACGATTTGTTCCAAGTCTGTTGTTTATTAGTTGCCATGGAAGAGATAACAAGCCAAAAGATAAATACCACCGACAAAAAATTCCGAAACCTGAACGTTATGTGTGGTAAAGGACTCCATAAATCGAACGCTCTAGCTATTATAGCAGCAGTTTTGTGCCGATCAGACTTTTACTATACTGACGACAGGCACTGTGTTTTTGGGGAGCTTGATGTAGAGATCAACCCAGACGCATTTAATAATGACACCACCTGCTTTTCACTAGTCTACTGTGCCAAGAAGCCTCTTTATGAACTGATTCTTCTAATACTCGCCGGCGTTCTGCGGTTGAGGAACGGGAGTGGCACCCCTGATTTAATGGCTGATCTTGTAACCTATTTCGAGCAGTAAGAATCCAAATATAAGATAGTCGACGGAATCGTAAAACACAAGGAAACAGAAAACCCTGTGAAGTGGGTAAACTCCCGTGATTCTCTAGCAGAGTCTTTTCAGAGAATGGAGATGAACGGGGCCAAATTTACCAACGTGGCGGAATAACTAGGAGCAAACTATCCCGACTACCAGATCCAATGTGGAAACAAGTTCGGCGCGAACAGCGTAGTTATGCTGAAGGATGTTTTTGAAGGTGCTATCAAAAAGGCTGCAATGGATAAGGAAACCAGCATAGTCACCCTATGGCCATCCAACTAGGACCCAACCCAAAGTCTGAGACGTATGCAAATAGCGGTCGGTCCTATAGGAGATGAGAATAAAAGAGAGGTGCAAGGACATATAAGTATGACGTTCTCTGGTACCCTGCCCGCGAAGAAGCACTCGAATTTTGATCTCGGAGAATACAATGGAGAGTCTAAGAGCTTCGGATAGGAATTCTTCCTACACTCGACAAACACAGAAGGAGTCATAAAAAATAGGGCTCACCACACAATGTCCCTAGATTCCCAAACTAGAAAAGGGATCGAGAGTGACGTGGCCCACTTTGACCTCGATGTGCTTACCAAAGCAGCTATCACCCACGTCATAGAATACCTAATCGTCTAAAAGAAAATAACCAGTCTACACTTCACTAGCGGACCCAAAGGTTTTGAGTGGGTCGTCGTCTAAAACAGGTAAGTCGAGAGATGGCACAGGGATTAGAAATTAGCGTAACCCGACGAAAAAGAACTACCTGACTATGCTCCAAAGTATATAAAATGGACATGTGACACTACACTATGGGTTTATGAAGACTAATAACGAAATAGATGGGATGGCTTCTTAGAAAACCACGCCGACACCGGTAAGAACTGCATGGACATCAACAGCGGTCACCATAATTTCCAGAAACTAACCGTAGGCACTGCTCTAGTTATCATGGTCTTTGAGAGGATCAGCGTTGGCACGCAATTTTATAGCTGTGGTAAGCTACACGTCGAATCCCTCGGTAAAGGCTTCTTCGAGTGTAAGGGCAATACTGCACCCTAAAAGAAGCAATAGCTACCCTAGTTCTAAAATAACTCGAGACTAGGAGTTGTAGTTATCGTAATTAGCGACTAAATCTTCACCGTCCAAACAACCGGCGGCTGTCCTATGATACCCACAATCCAGAACAACAAATCAGCTAAATCAAAGTCGTCCAATGGTGTTCTCGGTGCTCTCTTCATAGTAGGGGGCATCATCGTAAAGATAGAGAGGCTCTCTGATATAAAGCGCGAACGTCACCCCACTTTCAACGTAAATGTACTAGGCATGCCAACTGACACGGAGAGACAGACATTAGCAAGCACGGGACGCACTGTCCTCTCTTAGACTCACGACACCGCACTGAACATACGACAAGTAACATGTGCAAACATTTCCAGTGACACGAAACGAAACAATCTAAGAAACCACCTTCTGGGATTAGCCACAAAGATACATTTCACTTTCCTGGAAGCTGACCTCAAGGCCGACTAAGACACGGTATACAATGATCTTTTGGGTGTAGCGGCGTATTAGATGAACCTCTCCCAGACCGAGAACGAGCACCTCGCAAGAGCCACCCTGCCACCCACTTTCACCGAGTTCAAGATCGATCTAGCCCCCCTTGAGAAGTATTTCCAAGATCTTCTCCGAAAACGTAAAGATAGATGGTAGACCCCTTTCCTACGACTGCATGAGTAGCTACTCTACTCAGGCGGCGTTTGCGGCGATCTTTTCAACATTGTGGGACCCATCACCCGATCTTTAACCGACCGGCCGCCATTCTAACGTGAGTTTAGAGGGATTCCCCAGACCGGTGTCATCGACTTCGACCGCCACATTAAGAGCGTGAAAGCCCTGAAAGCACTCCATCTAGAGATTGATACATAGTGGTCTGAACCCAAGGGATGCTACCGTTGGCAAAACACATAGGCACCGAAGGTTGCCGTAGCCCTACGCGACTTTAGATGCGCTTCCACGGATATTGTTTGGACATCGATGCCTGAGGATGAGGAGGCACCCGTCAACCTGGACCAATACTTTATTAGAGGTTCCTCAGCTTTCAAAAACCACAGCCAAGCCGAAACAGCTGACAACGAGAATGAGCGCACCACGGCCGTAGACAAAGTTTTTACCAGGAACTGCCGTCTCCTAAACTATGAGTCTAAGACCCCAATCAAAGGTGATGTGCAACAGATCTGCGCCCCTAGTGATAAATTGACTGTGACCCTAGACAGTGAGCAGCAGACAAAACATGGAATCACTATGTGGCTGAACAAGAAGACTGATAAAAAGGAAGTTCCTGTGACGACTTCTTCCGTTTAACGTGTCACACAACGGCGCGCTTTCCAGAGCCGCATCCAAAAAGAGGACCAGTTCAACACCAAGTGGATGGGTGATCTACTAGCCCCAACGGATCCTAAGTTCAGTGGTTAAGCTTGGGACCAGAGTCTTGAGGCGATAAATACCTCGTTGTAGACCAGACTGTTCTCCGTCTACCAGCAGCGCATCGAAGCCAACATTACAAAATAAGCGTACGTCATCTCCCAGCTAAAAGTCTCGATGACTCTAGCCCTCTGTGACTTCGAATAGCCTGACGTCGAACAGTATATTGCCGACCACCCAAAATCCAAAGAATAATAAGCTGACTAAGAAAAAGGTCTTATAGAGATAAAAGGGTTCACTGCAAAGATAAAGCCTGACGAGATATAAACCGGAATCGAAGGCTCAATAAAGAAGAATAGAGCACGGGTTGTCTTAGCCGCCCCGGACGGAATGAAGTAGTGGGGCGTCTATATCAACCACGTCCTACTGCAGTTTATGAACCATTGGGTTAAAACTCAATCACAGTTTATCTTTGCGTTCTGCTACAACACCACAGACCTGAATAAAGAAGTTGCGCGCAAGATAGCCTGCCTACGACGCAGATTCGGCGCAGAAGAGATCTCCTCCAAAGCCCAGACAATTGAAACAGACGGGAAGAAATTTGAAGCCAATAATTCTTAATGGTTTCTTGACATGGACAAAATGATGCTAGAACTTATCATGCCTAGTGTTATTCACGCAAATATTACTCAGACTATCGAAGTGGTCAACGCATTCCAATACCTTATGTCTTCCTTCGGCACTATCCTTCTCACCGATAGAGATCCTTACACACAAAAGTTAGTTGAAATAGCCACATACTTCCTTCGTGGTCTAACTTTTTCCGGACATGCTACTCGAACAACAGCAGGCAACTCCGGCCGCATGATGCTTCGTATCATCCTTTTGGCCCTGATATACGATGTCCATGACTTTATAGCAGTTATAGGAGGAGATGACGTCTATATTTGGTTCCTCCGAACTGCCGACAGAGACAGGTTTTAGCACGCTATTCTGAGCCACAGTGAAGAATCGTCAACCGACATCATCGGTCTTGCAATGGATGTTGTCCTCCCTCTAGACACAAATTTCACAAACTTCTAGTCTAAACACTTCGAATTCACTGTGGAAGGACCGGTCAACGGTACTCGCGGGGTAGAAAAACTCTTTACTTCTGTTTTCTATTCCGTCACAACAAAAGCTGACGACTCCTAACTACAAGGCAGGGCGTAGGGACTATAGCTCCAGTACCTCAGCCTCTATGCCGAACTCTCATTCTCCGCATTCACCCCCGAAGAGATTAGCTACGCAAACGCAGTCAAGTCATAGTCCGACTAGTTTAGAATCCTTTTCATAAGAATCTCAGCCAGAACAGCTTGTATGACTCGCGCAAAGAAGATGAGAGAGAAGAAGAAAGCCCGAGCAGCCTTCGAAGAAGTTCAGCGCAAGTAGAGATATTCCAGTCAGGCCGCTGTTTGTAGTTCCCTCGCTCTAGAATTTGCGAGCTTGGCAGATCTTGACGCTTCTACTGTTAAGATTTATATCTCATAGGTTCTAAACTATGTAGATAAGTTTTCCCATCTATTGAGCGATTCTGAAGAGAATTCGTTTGACTGATACAGACTTTACGTTCCGGCAACGTGAGACAGCCGGC